GGGTATAAATTTTGGGAGCACGCAAGGTCGAGACCAATCAGAATACACAGAAAAAATTTTTTTTTTTTTTTTTTGCAATGCCATATAAGAAAAAATATACGCGTTCTCGTAAGAGAAAAAGTACTATGCGTTATCGTAAGAAACGCACTACAAAACGCCGCACATCTTATAGACGTAAGTCAAAGCCTGACAGTGGAACTTTTCTTAAAATTAGTTCTACTGCAATACCAGTTATTTTAAATAACAATTCAGGAGGTGGCACACCGGACACTCTACAATGCCAGGTTAATTTTCGAGCAGGTAAAAACAACAACTTAGGAGATGCTACTGCATTACCAATACAAATAAAACAAGGTGATCCCGTTGTTGCTGACGTTCAAAATACTGTTTATTTAGGTTCAAATGATCTAATTGAAAAGTATTCAAAGCTTTACAGATACTTTCAAGTCTTCAAAATAATTATTAAGTTTACACCTACGGTTACCGAAGGTGGTATATTACAACAAACGCCTACAACACAATTTTCTAATGCAATCTCAGGAACAATCACTACAGACGTCGACCGTAAGGGCGATAATGTTGATTACTGGGGTGTATATCAGTCAACAATTAGTGGCAACGCTCTTGCTAATTCACGTAGAATATCAAGACAACACTCTTTAATAAAACCATGGACACGTACAATTGTACCATCTAATAACTTAAGTGAAGATCAAGCTAATCCAAAAGCTAGATATGAATACAAACCTATGACAGAACTCGGTTTATCATCATTCGTTGCTGATCTTGGTGAACAAGAATTCATCATGAGAATGAGAACACCAGTGACCGCAGGTTACACAGCAGATAGCGTAGAGCTATCACAAACAGCCTTTCCACCACTAGAAAAGTTCGTCAGATATGGAACATTAACTGCACATGCATATGTGAAGTTCTCCACTCCAATATACTAATCAAAGACGTTAGCTCACCGTTAGGGTTAGGGTTAGGGTTAGGGAATAAAACAAAAGCCGAGTGCAACGTGCCACGGGGAGCACGGAGGAAGCCCCTTGTGGGCTGACGAACGCGCGGACGCCCCGTCAAGCATTGTCTTCGTCAGTATCAAACAATTCATCAATATCCCCCAAGTTTGGTAACAAATTTGCATTAAAACGTACCACTTCACGAATAGAAAAACGACGACGTAACTGATTCATATTATCATTCAAAACATTTTTATAAACATCTTCAGGAACCATACTACTTGTAACAATAACCTTCTTTGCAAGGAATGGAACAGACTCTTTGTTTCTACATGACACATTGAGCGGCCATTTATCAACCAATTCCAATAAAGTACTAAATTTTAATTGCCCCCTAAATTCATTTAAGATAACTGTTTCTTGACCTTTATAACCATCCCACCATTGAGTATTCAGATCCTTAATGTAATGAGTATCTGGATGATAGTTGGCGAAAGCCTTGTGTGATTTGCCAACACCAGTACCACCCCAATACCATAAACCTTCAGTCATTTCAGTACGCCATTTTTTTCTCAAAGCAATTGTATGCAATTTCTCATATGTACGACCATACAAATGGTAATGCGATGGGTCAGACAAAGCAATATCATCAGGTGTAAGAGTACCATCAACAATCATATCTTTATTTTCCACAATATCACCACGCGAGCCTTGAGCAGGTTCTTCGCCAAGCTTAGTGTAAGATCCTTCCTTAGAGCAGTATGCTTCATTATCCCTAAAGGATCCACGCATAGGTTCAACATGAGCAGCCTGTTGATCTTCATTTGCAAACCATTTGCCAATATTATTCAGAGCACGCACGCCAGTAGAGCTTTGTTTCCATAGATACATAAAACATTGATGATGTTTTCTTCCAGTCGTAGGACAAGTTTCTTCTCCATAAGCAATGAAACGGATCCTATCTTTCTTTCTTTCATATACCTCAGCAGTATTTAAAGCAAAATTCGTGATAGCGAATCCTCTTGTAGGTTGAACGACCATGGCTGTTAACTTTAATGGTACTGACATCAATTTGGGTAGTCTATAGACTAGTATTACCTATAGACTACTTCTGTGACCTTTACTATTTATATTGAAAAGGTCATTAAATTTTTTTTTCCAAATATTGTGGGTATAAATTTTGGGAGCACGCAAGGTCGAGACCAATCAGAATACACAGAAAAAATTTTTTTTTTTTTTTTTTGCAATGCCATATAAGAAAAAATATACGCGTTCTCGTAAGAGAAAAAGTACTAT